GAAATTATATGGTAATTCTGCGTTCCAAGTGTTTTGGAATGATGACCATACAAAAGTAATTAAGTTTTTCCATATTCCAGTTCAAACTCTTCGTGCAGAAAAACTATACGATAATACAAGAGTAGAAAATTACTACTATTGCACTGATTGGAAAGACCAAAGAAAGGTTAGAGATAAGATTAAGATTCCAGCATTTGGAACATCAAATGAGAAAAGAGAAGTTCTTTACATCAAAGATTACTCACCTAATTTGTATTACTACTCTTTACCTGATTGGGTATCTGCTCTTCAATATGCAATTGCAGAAGGTGAATTATCAAACCTACATATCAACTCAATCACTAATGGTTTCTTACCTACGTTGATGATTAACTTCAATAATGGAGTTCCAGCACCGGAGGAAAGACAAACGATTGAGGATTTATTATATGCTAAGTTCACAGGAACTAACAATGGTGGTAGATTTATGGTATCATTTAACGATGATAAAGAAACACAACCAACCGTTACACCAATCCAAGTAGATAACTTACATGAGAAGTTCCAATACGTTGCAGAATACGCACAAGATAGAATCCTTGTAGGACATAAAATTACATCACCTTTATTATTCGGTATTAGAACTACTAACAATGGTTTTAGTTCCCAATCAGATGAGATGAAAACTGCATACTCTATCTTACAAACGATGACGGTTCAACCATTTCAGAACCTTCTATTGAACTATATTAACACTGCCTTAAACGAAGGTGGTATCGAAGATTTAGAGTTGTATTTCGAACAATTAACACCATTAGTAATTCTTTCTGAAACTGCTGAAGAGACTGGTAAAACAATCGAACAAGTAGAAGATGATGTAAATGATTCAATGGCAACACCTGAAGATACTGATGATGGAATCGATACCGAAGTGATAAAGAAAACTGATGCAGAAGAATTAGAATTAATTAGAACACACGGAACAAACTCACAATACTTTAATAAAAGATTTAACTAAAAACTATGAGCATAGCACTTTTTATAAACAGAAACGATTTAATTAAGAACTCTCCTTTACAGGGTTCAATAGATGCAGATGCACTTTTACCCTTCCTATCAACGGCACAGGTAAAGTATATAAAGAATCTTTTAGGGACAGTATTGTATGAGTTCTTACAAGCAAAGATTACTGATGGAACTATCGGTTCTCTTAGTGCATATTATCAAGACCTATTAGATGACCATATCAAACCAACGTTAATTTGGTATAGTTGTGTGGAATATATTCCATTCTCATCAGTTCAGTTCAAATCAAATGGTGCAGTAAAACAACAATCTGAACAAGGTGTTGCACCAACTAAAACTGAAATTGATTATTTAAAACAACAAGCTCAAACAAATGCTGATTATTATGCGTTAAGATTACAGAACTATTTGATTGCATACTCAAACAACATTCCTCAATATTTGGAATCAGTAGGAAATCAAACACAGATATATCCAGACCAAACAAATCAATTTTTTGGTGGAATTCAATTATAATAAACTATATGGCAGCAATAATTCATAATGATGGTGTAAATTACAGTCTCTATTATAACGTTTTAAATTACTTTAAATCGATTATGGAGAATCATCCATCTATACAGGTGGTGACACAAGGTAATATAGAAGATTTTGATACTAGAGAGTTTCCTATGTATCCAGTTGGTAATGTATCTATTACATCTGCTGAGTTTGATGGAACTCTTACTAACTATGGTATTCAGTTAATTGTTGCAGATAAGATTAAGAATAAGAATAATGAATCTAATCCAATTACTAACGCACAAACGATTCCGTTCTATGGAGTGGATGATGTGGTTGATATCCATGCAAATACATTGGGTATTATCAACGATTTAACTTCATACACACAAAAGAGTGTAGATGGTTTAGAAATCAATAATACAATCAGTAACGAACCGTTCGAAGATAGATTTAACAATGGTCTTGCAGGTTGGGCTTCAACATTTACTCTGACAGTTCATAATGATAGAAATCGTTGCTTATTTGATTTATTATAATGGCAAAATCCTTATCAGATATTGTAAAAAATACCAAAGGTATAGAAGAAGTTGCTGCACAAATTAAAAGTGTTGCAATGTTCTATGCACCAAAGAAAACAAAGAACTTACTACGTCAATTGAATACCTACAATAAACCAAAATCAATGTGGAGAAGTAGAGTATCAGGTGATAGATTCAAACTTACCTTTATGTTAAACACTTCACCTCCGGGTGCAGAATACGGACAATGGTGGAATAAACCTACTGTCAGTAGAACTGTCCGTAATGGTGATACTAAGAACGTTCCTAATAGTATAGATTTTGGTAATAAAGCATTTACTGATAAATCTGTCAGAGATGAATATGATAAATTACTAATCAATTTTAAGGATGAGTTGGTTGATGATTTTACCAAAAGGATGAATACTGCAATAAAGAATTTCTACATTAGATAATAACCATCCATACTTTTTATTTGGAAATTGGTTATATAATAAATGATTTAGAAGTATATGGCATTATCGATAACACAAACACCACCGAAAGTAAATCTAGCACAATCACCTATTGCAATAACGTTAAGTGAAAATAGTGGTGTTATAACATCATCATCATTTCAGTATGTATGTGATTTATACTATTGGAGTGGAGCACTAACTAATTCAGGTTCTGCTGCTAACTACACTCTTGTCAAATATCCAAATGAATCAAATGTAGGTATCTTTGATGTTAGTAGAATTCTTAATTCAACACTTACTGATTTATTACAGGCAAATTCATCCAATGTAAAATACTTTGCAGTAGATGGATACTGGCAATACTTTAATGGTATTGGATATACGACTGGTTCTCATGTTAAAACTGAAACATACAAATACATTGATGGATATGGTTTGTTTCAAGAACCAATCTCACAATCAATACAATACAAAACTCCACATTGGCCGTTGATGACAGATGGTCCGGCAACACAATCTGCGTTCATAGATAACACAGGAGTTGCAGGAGTATATACTGGAGTTGCAGGTGCTGGTATAGAACCAACTAAAATATTTTATAGGTCTAGTACGGGTGCTACTGCTAATTTCAACCTTACTACATCTTCATCTACCTCTGGACAAATTAAACAATATCCAATTGGGCCATCTCAAAGTGGATTCCCATTATCATTGGTTGGTTTAGAATGGTTTTCAGTTGAACCAACTGATGGATTTATAACCATAGGTGAACCTATAAGATATAATATTACTTGTAATCAAAAGTATCCTAACATTAGAATTAAATGGAAGAACAGATACGGCCAATTTGATTATTTCAATTTCAATATGGTTAATAAACAAACGTTCAATGTAAATCGTTCAGTTTATCAACCACAGATTGGTTCGTGGGGAGGTTCTACCTTAACATACAACAATTATGATTCTAATAATTTAAACTACCTTGTAGATACCACAGAATCAATTTCTGTAAACTCTGATTGGGTTAGTGAAGATTATAATGATATATTCAAACAATTATTAGTTAGTGATGAAATGTATTGGGTTTACAATGAGAGCACTAACGATTTAAGACCAATAACAATATCAACTAATTCAGTTACCTTTAAGACAGGAGTTGTAGATAAGGTAATTCAATATGCATTTGATTTCAATTATGGTCAAACTTACAAATTAATAATCTAAGATGGGTGTAAATAGTAGCAAAGGGTTTAATTTCCGTTTAATGGCGAGTGGTAGTGTTGGTTACGAACAACTTGATACTTTTCAAGATGAAAGTATTATGGTATCCAATAACGTTACTGGTCTATTTGATTTAGGAGTTTTACCATCTGATTTTACAAGACAAATTACTATACCTGGAACTAAGAAGAACAACGCGTTCTTCCAACACGTATACGATATAGCAATTGAGAATCCTTATTTGTTTAGAACCAATGTTAAAGTTCCAGCATACTTTGATTTCGATGGTATTTACATTTCTGAAGGTTATCTTCAATTAAATAAGGTAAACCTATACGCAAACAAATTCGTTGAATCTTATGAGATTTCCATCTATGGTGGATTATCTTCATTTGGTAGAGATATAAATCGTTATTACTTAACTGATTTAACCTCATCTCTTGCAAAGTATAATCATACTGCATCCTATGATAATATATCATCATCGTGGGGTGGTCATTTATTTGATGGTGATATTGTGTATCCATTTATTGAATATGGACAAAAGATACAATATACACCAGAAGAAAACTTCTTTGGTATAGATTCAGTTGAAGGTGCACTTGCAGTTCAAGATTATAAACCTGCAATTAGAGTTAAAAAAGTTTGGGATGCGGTATTTGAAGAGTTTGGATATTCGTATTCATCTTCGTTTTTCGATGAACCATTCTTAGATAACGTATATATGGTATGTAATAACAACCTACGTTATCCAGTATTTGAGAATATCAACTTAGAAACTTATGGGTTGTTTAAAATATCACCAATTAGTGGTAGTGGAACTGATATCGTAATGACTGCAGGTAATTCACTATTCTTAAATTGGTATAACATAAACGAAAATCCATCAGATTCACTTGCATCTGATTTATCATATTCATTAGGTGTTTCATCTAAATTAAGAGGACAACTTAATCTTAACTTTGAGGTATCATCATCTGCATCAGGTAATGGTATTCCACAATTTTATTTAGATATTAAAGATCAATTCAATGTAGTTCAATCTACAACTACATTGGTAAATTATAATAATTACCTAACAGATGTTCAGATTTATAATAATACTCAAACTAAAACTCAAAAGTTTGAATTACTTACTGAATTTAATACGGCAGAATTACCAATTGGTGAATATAGGTTTTATTTGAGATATGAAAATCAAGGAGGTTCTAATTTCAAAGTAACCTTAAATCCAGATGCATCAACTAAATCATATTTACAAATAACAAAGGTAAATCAAGGTGGTGATAATTTGGTAATGAACATTGCTGATAATATGCCATATGGAACTAGTGGTATTAAACTAATTGATTTTATTACATCAGTTCAAAAGAAATTTAATTTAGTAATTTATCCTAATAAAACAAAGAATAGAGAGTTCATTGTTGAAACCTTCAATAATTGGTATAACAGAGGACAAATTGTAGATTTCGATAAGTATATCAACTTAAATGAGAAGATTGAAGTAGTGCCGGCAAATAACCTTGCTGTCAACCAATTAAACTTTGGTGATACATTGGATGGAGATTATGTTTCTCAACAATTCAGTAAAGGGGCAAATAGAGAGTATGGTAAATCATATTATACAGATACTGAAAACTTCTTCTCACAAGGAACGTTTGATGTTAAAACTAAGTTTGCATCTTCACCACTTCTTTATTTAGAAGGAACTGGTGTATCTGGTTCTGCACAACTTGGAACCGCAGGATTTAGAGCAGTAGCAAATGCTAGCACATTAAGTGGTGGTTCAACTGCAGTTGCGGTTAGTAATCTTAAATTAGGAACATACTATATATCTCAAGCAGATGCACAAGTATTTACAAGTAACCAAACACGTACTGAAAGTGATCCTACAAGTGGATACACTACATACAATCTTCAAAATGGTGATGTTATAACATTTGAAGCTACTGGTTTTGCTGGTGTTGGGACTTTATCATATACATTTACCAAAATAGTGAACACCGTTCCTATTGTATTACAATCAGGCACAGGTACGGCTAGTGTAAATTATACAATTCAATCAAGTGATTTAAGTAGTAACGTTCAATTCTTATGTGAAGTAAATGCTCAAGCGTAAAATAAAATAGAAATGGCAGTAAAACAAAAAATATTCATACCAACGTTTATATCATCAGTTGATTATCAACCGGTAAGAACGTTACCGCATATCTATTTTTATAATGGATTAAAGGATTGTGAACCTTATTATATTCAACATTATGCAACAGGTAGTGGTTCTGGTGTAGTTTCTACACAGATAGAACAATTTCCTTACTTTGATAATTACGATGGATTAATACCAACTACTGGTTCTAATTCACTTCTTTTCTTTAATGAGACATCAGTTTATGGTGATACACCTACTGCATCTCTATATACCGAATATTGGGATAAGTATGTATCTCTATTGTATAATCCTGTAACAAGATTACTGAATGCTAGTGCAATCATACCTCTTGCGGATTATTTTGATATGGAATTAAACGATATTGTTCAATGGAGAGGTAATTACTACCACCTACGTGCAA